TCGTGTTCGCCAGAGTCTTAGCCATACGGATCACGACCTTCGCCACACGCTCGTTCGCTTCTCTGATCAGTGCATCAGCAGCACCCTTGTCACGAGCCTTGCGAATGTCAGCGATGAACTCGTTCAGACCAAGCACGACGACAGCACCGAAGTTGTCTTGTTGTCCGATGATCTCAGGCGTAGCCATACATCACCGCCTGCGTCTCATTCGCTCGTTGCGTTTCTTCATGTAGGCGATCATCGTCAGCAGCATAGGCTCGCCTGCTTCGATCAGATCGTTCGGTGCGATACCTGTCTCTACTGCGAGAGCAGCGATTAGCCAGTGGGTTGAGTCGTCGCCAAAGGGGTATCACCAGCGATCGCTTCACCGAGTTCGACAGTCTCAACTGTTTCGAGCCAGTCAGGATCGAACTTCTTGTCGGTGCGCTTCGCACGAGTCTCAGCAGACCACGCCAGCCATGCCAGATCGGTGAGCCGAAAGTCGTGCTCGAAGCGTGACACGCTGCGAGACCATGTGCGTTCAAACTGCACGAAGTCTGCGAACGCTGCTGTGACATCACGCTTCTCACCGTTCGTGTAGTGAATGACTAGCGGAAGTTTCATTGTCTGCCCCTTTCAGAAGCGTTGAGATCAGATCACGCACCAGTTCCCTTGGCGAGCGAACCGCCTTGGAAGGAAAGCGAAGTGGTGGCGAGTTCACCAACAGCACCGTTGATCGGTGTGTGGCTGGCAAGATAGCAGCCAGTGATCGTGTAGGAAGGGTTCGTTGCAGACACTGCTGCATCTACTGCTTTGAAGCCGATCGTGGTCTGCTGACCGACGAGTGGGAACACGGTTGCTTCAACGCTTGCTGCGGCGAAGTCCTGTTGCAGTTCGACATCGCAAGTCACATTGCCGAGACCTGCCTGATACTTACGGAAGTCATCACCGAATGCGGTGACCTCAACGGCTTCCTTCTCGTAGTTGATGGTGACGCTGGTGGCTCGACTTTGCAAGTCCACCGAGTTGATGGTGACGACGACATCTGTGAGAACGATCTGTGCCATGAGTGTTAGTCCTGTTCTGTCTTAGTGGGTTTCTTTGCTGGCGCACTCACAGGTTCGAGATGACCACCTGAGATTAGAGCAGCCACATTGAAACCTGCGAGATCGTTATCAGAGACAGTCGTGCCACTCTTACCGAGAGAACTGTTGTCACTGATGATCTTGTAAGTTGCCATGATTCCTGCCTATGCGTGAACTAGCACCGAGAAGGATACCTGCAAATACTCTGCTTCTGCAATAGCGAGCGAACCGATACTCATGCTGCTGTCAAGAATCAGTGTCTGTGCGACACCACCCAGAGTGCGATCACCTTCGACTGCGGCACGCAGAGATGTCGCACCGTCATACGAGAGATAGCCGTCAAGGTTGGCGTGCGCTACACGATCGAGATAGCGACCGACGACAACGATCACAGTCCAGCGCATACGGACATTGCCGCCACGCATAGCACCGTGATACTCGACTGACTCCAACACAGGGAACGCCACAGGTGGATTCACCTGCTCAGGCTGATACGAGAAAGTGCGTAGCCCTGTGACTGTGGCTAGTCGTGCTTTGAGACCGTCAGCAACCTGTGAAACTGTCGCTGGCATCAGGCAACACCGAGCAACTTGTATGGCAGCAGCAGGTCTCGCACATCAGGATCGACGGCACGCACAGTCACTGCCATGTCAGCGAAAGCCATGACACCTAGCGCAGCGTTGTATCGAGCAAACTGCCTAATGCTGAGCAGCACGCAGGCTTCACGCACATCATGTGGAACTGAATCCCAGCCCCACTGTGCAGTCACCTGCACACCAGTGTCGGTCGGCAGATAGTAGATCGGGAATGTGTAGCCGCCGATCATCGTCAGCGTGCGAATCGGTCTCTGCTGAATCTGATAGTCAGTTGGCTCGACGATGTAATCCGTGCCGAGAGTGAGCGTCTGTTCGTATGTGCCGTTGCCGTCATTGTCTAGTTTGACGATCAGCCCTGTCGTCGAAGCGATGTCACTTGTCATCAAACGATACGCATCTTTCGCAAACAGTGGCACAGCAGTGGCAGCAGTCTTGTAGAAGAACCTGCCGCAGTAGCCGTCGATACGGCGTGATGCACTCTCGATCGACTTCTCGATCAGTGTGTCATCGATACTGTCAGACAGACGCAGCGCAGCCTTCACTTCATTCAGGGTGCAGTACCCATTCGTGATCGCCATGATGCGTCAGCCTTTCTTGCGTTTCGTCGGCTTCTTCCTAGCAGCAGTTTCTACCTGCGGCTGAACAGTCGCTGTCTCGATCTCATGACCCAATGCAGCAAGTCGTGCATCTACGGCAGCGACACGCTCAGGCAAGTTGCGCAGCACATAGCCGTGACGCTCAGCGAGCAGGGCTGTGATGAGTGCGTGCGACATGATCTGGCTGTGAGTCCCTGCCAGCGTTCAAACTGGCAGGGAACTCTCAACTACTTAGAAGGTTGGCGTGACCAAACCCGTACCGTCGATGATCGACCACGACTTCGGGTAGCGGTTCGCAGTGAACGCTGCGTATCCGTACACGATCATCGTGATGTCGAGTTCGGCAGCCTTCGGCTGTTCGAAGCGCAGCATCATCGGGTCACCGTTGCCCTGTTCCCACAGGTGCAGTTCTTGCAGGTTGCCGACATAGATGTTGTCCTCGTTGTTGTCAGGACCTTCGGTGATGCTGACATTGGCATCGGTGATCACAGGCAAGCCCATGATCGTGTAGCCGCTGTTGCCGTACACAGGTGCGCCTGCGCCAGTTGCCACCGTGTTGAACGCTGGTGCAGGAACTGCCAGTGGGCGGTTCTGCAAGTCAAGCGCAGCCAAGATGAAGGCGAGACGGCGTGGGTGCATGATGATGGCGTTCGGACCAGCGAAGAAGGTGGTCTGCACCTTCTGCACAGCGTCAGCCAACTTCGGGTACAACTCAGCCACGCTTGGCGAAGCATCGGTGTAAACCACCACATTGCCGCCAGCAGCGACATCAGTGCGCATCTGAGCGACGAGCAACTGATCGAGTTTCGTGTGATACGCCGAGACGAGATCAGCCATGACCAACGAATCAACATTCGTGCCACGCTCGATCGCCTGACGGCTCACATTCTGCTGACCAGCGATGGTCTGCACGGTGATGTCCAACTTCGTGTCGTCCATGTTCGTCTCTTGCACAGCGACACCTTCGCTCTGCGCTGCGACGGCTGAGCCAGTGGTGACCTTGCTGATGCTGATCGTCAGACCTGCATCTGGCAGTTGGTGCTTGCGAGCACGGTCAGCAACAGGACGACCTGCACGAGCGAACGGTGCAGCGAGTTCAGTCAAGAACTGCGGCACGATCAGACCAGCGAAGTTGCTGCTGGTGACATCACGGCGCTCAACGGCTTCTTCCTTCATGTGGCGTGCGAGACGCTCAGATGCGGCGAAGTCGTTGCTGAACTGTGCAGCGAACGCATCACGAATGAACGAGTGATCGCCAGATGCACGATAGGTGCGTGGCTCGCTCTTCACTTCGGTGACAGCGACTTCTACGCCAGCAGCCTTGCGGCTCTCAGCGGCAGCAGCGGCACGCTCTTCGAGTTCCTTGTGACGACGAATCTGCTCGTCGAGATCACGCACGGCTTCGAGAGTCTGTGCGATGTCTGCATCTTCTTCGGTCGTGAGTTCACGCTTCTCGTTGGCGGCTGCCGATACGAGTGCGTCAGCCTTTGCAAGTGCTGCGTCACGCTTCTCAGTGAGTGTCTTTGAGTAGGTCATGTCCATCTCTTTCGTTGAGTTTCGGGGGTACTCAGTGAGACTGTGACAGTGATGACTCGGCTGTGTCTCGGCTGATCTATTTGCGACGAGCCAGTGCCAGTTGTGCTTTGCGCACGCTGACGCTGGTAGTCGTGGCAGCCAGTGTAGGTTGCGTTTCTTCTGTCTGCAACAGTCTGCTGCGAATCTCTGCCACCGTCTCTTCGTAGGCAGGGAAGGTGACGACACTGACATCGTAAAGTTGCACTTCTTTGAGTTCACGCACACTGCGGTCGGTGTTCCACGAGTCCTTGATGGTGCGGAAGGCGAACGACATCTGGCTGAGATCGCCACGCTTCATCGCTGAGATGACTCGTGCAGCGTCAGGGTTCATCGGGTCGAGTTCGGCTTCGACAGCCAGACCACGCTCATCTTCGGTGAGTCGCATAGTGCCTGACTTGGTGCGTGCCAGTGGCACACCTTCGTGGTCGATCAGCAGACGGACATCTGCGCCGTCATTGAGAGTCTTGGCGAATGCGCCACGCTTGACATACTCGACGAATGGCATCGGCTCGCTCGGTGAATCGAACAGTGCTGCGTAGCCGTAGAGCGTTGTGCCGTTGTCTGCTTGACGCAGATCGAGTGTGGTGTAGGCGATGCGCTTCTCGTCTGCACCTGTGACGCACCAGCGGTTCTCGATCGGCTCATTCATAGTCGCCGCCAGCATAACTGATGAAGTGCTACGAGTGCCAGAGTCTGCATCGAGTTGTGCGACGATGCGCTCAGCGTATGCCTGTGCTCTGCGTGCGCTTTCTTTCGTAGAGCCGCCACCCCACAGCAGCATCGCTACGAGACCAGCAGTGATCTCGTCGCCTTCGACAGCATCAAGATCGACGATGTGGCGAGCGATCCACGGTGCGATCTTGCGCCACTTCGCTTCGCTCAATGCTTCGCCGTTAGCCATGCGGCGAGCATCAGCAACAGTTGCAGGCACGAGACCATCGCCAGATAGACCTTGCTCGTGTAGGCGTAGCCCACGCTCAGCAGACTCTTGCATGAATGTGGGTGCTACCAGTGATGGTGCTCTCTGCTCTAATCCAGATGCTTCCGTTTCTGTCTCATCTTCCATCTCGTCGTCAGACTCATCTTCGATCTCAGACTCAGGCTCTTCTTCTTCCGATTCGATCTCTACTTCTGACTGCGTGATGTTCACAGTGCCGTAGTTGTAGATCACGGTGCTGCGCTCGTCAGTCCTATCGACCTGACCTAGTGGCTCAATGTCCTCACTGAGCGATACCACGATCATCTGGTCGATCGCATCTTGCTTCGTCTGATGACAGCCGATAGTCGTGTATGAGCCGTCTGCTTCCTGTTTGACTGTTGCCCAGTTAGCGCAGTCAGGTTGGCTCTCAGAGATTCCGAACGGCATGATTAGTCCAGAGCAGGCAGCAGCACTCGAAGTGTCTCAGTCACGCCAGATGCGCAGACCGCATACACAGTCTGCTTGATCGGTACGAAGATTTCGTGAAACGCTTCGTGTTTGGCGACAGGCATACCGTTCGAGTCAGTGACATCTGCGCCACCGAGATACACGGTTGAGTTGCCGATGATCTGCAAATACACGGTGCGATTCTGATCATCTGCTGCGACGACGATCTGACGAGCATCGGTGACTGCGTAGGACTTCGAGATCATAACTGCCTATCTTTCTGGTGGTATTGCATCTGTGCCGAGTGTCGGTAGATCGCCGCCTTCGACACCAGCCATCGGTGCGCCTGCGACACCGAGAATGAACTGATCGCCACCTTCATACGGTTCACGGTTCTCTTGCTCTCGTGCTTCGTTCGGTGTCATAGTGCCAGACATGATCTGCATCTGCTGTGCTCGCACACGAGTCGTCAGATCGGCACGCTCGAACTCTGATGCGTTGAAGCGCACCTTCTGTGTTAGCGGCAGCAGTTCGCTGATGGCATCTTCGATGCGGCGCATAAACGGCAGCAGGGTGTAGCGAACGAAGTTGATACCTGCTTGCTCAACATTCTGATAGGTCTGTGAGTCGCCGCCGCTGGCGTTGATCATGTTCAGTGGTATGCGATACGCACGAGCGATGTCACGCACGATCGCTTCACGGTGCTCGATCATCTGTGCATCAGCAGCAGAGACGGTGACTGACTTCCAGCGCAGACCACCTGTGAGCACTGCTGGCTTGCGGCGACGAGTGTGAGCGTCTGCCCATGTGTCACGCAGAATGCGTGCCTGTTCTTCTGTGATCGTCGCATCAGTTTCAAGCACGCTGCTAGGTGTCGCACCTTCGCCGTAGAACTGCGCTAGGAATCTGTCCATTGCGATGCTCGTGCCGATCGTGTTGCGTAATGCTTCGAGTGGTGAGATCGCTCGATACTGATTAGGCATCAGCAGCCAGTGGATCGCTTTCAGATCATTCGATGAATGTTGCGTGTCACCGATCTGATAGTAGGCAGAGCCGTCATCTGTGATGATCTGCTTCTTGATTAGGTTCGGGTGTAGCACTCGCATCTCTGCTGGCAGTTCGCCTGCTCGTCGTGGTGCGTAGATGTATGCGCAGCCGTGCAGTGCAAGTGACAGCATCACCTGATGAATGAACTCGAACATCGTCTGTATCTGATTCGGTCGGATCAGCACGCTCGGTGTTGGCAAGCGTTCGAGCCTGCCACCCCTAGTGCGTGTCAGTTCAAGTGGCATCGCTGCGACTGAATCTGCGAGCAGACTGACAGCAGACATCACTGCGGTCGATGCGAACGCTGTTGTCTCGGTGACGATCTCACCTGAGTAGTTAGGAAAGAACGGTCGAGCAGTGATCTGATAGGGGTCGATGCTCGTCGGCAGTGCTCGCTGCTCTCGTGCTCGTGCGAAGATACTCATGCGCTAAGCACCCCAGCGGCGATCAGAAGTACGCCAGCGGCGATGAATGCGACAGGAATCGAGAGCAGACCGACACCGATCACGAGCGATACTGCGCCGATCAGTTCGAGAAGTGTCGTGAATGTGCTGCGGTTCAGTTCCATACCTGCACTATCATAGGCGCAGCCGTCGCTGTTTCTGGTCGTGATGTCGCACGATCGAGTGCCATGACTAATGCGATGCACGCATCTATCTTCCGCTTGCTCTTACCTTTGCTCAGTCGCCAGCCTGTGTCAGTCATACGCTGTGCCGCAGAAAGAACCTGATCTGTGTAGGTCGGTGAGCCGTCATGTGTGACAGTGCCGTTCACGATCATCTCGTATGCGTGACCGCACGCAGGGATCATGCGTGCTGCTGACTGTGGGAACTCGACCATTGGGAGACCGTCATCAGCCAACGCTTCTGCGCTGCGCTGAAAGTAGGCAGGGTCATACACGAACTCTCGCACCTGATACTGCTTATGCAGCGCACGCAGATGATGCTCGACACCTGCGACATCTACGCCTTCGTCTTGTGGCTGCCAGATGTGCGCACGAGTGACCACGATGCCGTCTTGCGGCTGTGCGAGAACTACGGCGATGCTGTCATGTTTCAGAGCCATGTCGATACCTACCCAGATCGGTAGATCGTCACGCAGCGGTCGATCGTCTGCGCATTGTTCCCAAGCACCAGCAGGTAGCCATGACTCTTGCGCACGAACCCACTGATTCAGTCGCCAGCGTCTGAACGCCGCTTCGTCTGTCTGCTGTACGGCTGTTCTCATGTCGGTGATGTCCAGCAGTTTCTCATTCAGATTCGGATTAGCGACACGCCATGCCTTCTCGTCAGAAGGCGCACAGTCTGCTGGTGCTTCCCACCACCAGAAGCCAAATGACTTGTCTGGCACTTCGCCAGCAGCGCAGCGTTTGCCGTACTGATACAGATGCCCAGCCACCGTGTCTAGGTCATAGCCAGCAGTGGTAATCGACACTACTAGCGGCTCGATGCGAGCACCAGAACCGAGAGTCATCTGATCGTAAAGATCAGATGTGGTCTGATTCCACAGTTCATCGAAAAGTACGAGTGATGGGTTCAGACCAGCCTGACCTTTGAACTCTGATGAGAGCACACGCAGCACAGAACCAAAGCGTGGCATCTCGATCGCATCTCGATACACCTTGCACTCTTGTGATAGCACGCTGCTCATCTGCACCTGCTGCTTTGCTTCACCGAAGATGATTCGAGCCTGCTGCCTGTCACCAGCGACCACATACACTTCTGCGCCTGACTCGCCAGTGATCAGCCCATACACGGCGACAGCAGACAGCATCAGCGACTTGCCTTGCTTTCGTGGCAGACCGATCAGCGCACGCCTGTATCTCAGTCGCATAGTTTCTTCGTCACGCTCGAACAGCGCACGCAGCAACCACTTCTGCCATGCGGTAAATGTCAGCGGCTCACCAGCCCTAAAACCTTTCAGCACAATGAAATGCTCTGCCGCAAAGTTGATGATCTCATCGCCGTCAGTCAGACGGCTAATGCGTGGTGTGTAGAACGCTGGCTGCCACTTACTCGCTGGCAGCAGACCGTTTCGCTTCGATTCGTTGTCTGATCTTTGTGAACTCATGCTGCTTATGTTCCCCTATTCCTAGTGTGGCACGATCGGTAGGACTAAACCCGATCTGCGAAAGAAGGCTAGTGATCTGACGGTCGATCTCTCGCAACGCTCGACGCTCACGCCACGCACCAGACTGAGTGAACACGATCTGTCTGAGAAAGGTGCGCTCGTCAGTCATCTCGCACGCCATAAGCACGATGTCACCATCAAGAGCAGGTCGAAGCCACGCAGCACCACTCGACCAAATGCGATTCCACAGCGCAGTACCGTGAGCAGCAAGCGGTCGATGCGGTGTAGGTATCTCGCTTGCGAGTGACGGCAAAGCAATGATTTCAGCCTGACTCGGCAACTTCCTTCCACCAGGGTTTCCTAGTCTGCGTTTCTGTTCAGTTGGCTTTGGTCGCCTGCCCGATCCTTTACCGCCCACGATCCCACCAAATCAGTCTCGATGCTTTGTGGTCAGTCATTTAGGCATCTCTCTCTTGTTTCGGCTTTCTCTCGAAAAACACGATTTTACGCTGAATCGTGTGTAGAGG